ACAAGGGTAGTCCTTGGAAAGAAAGGAAAGGGTCACGAAGATAAGTCTAAGTTTGGCGGTGGTGGTTTACCCTCCATGGGTCTCCCCCGAAGACGCAGGAGACCAACAAAGAAAGAAATAAGAGCAAGATCGAAGAAGACCCGAGTCGGTCGCTTCATGCGTAATGCCAAAGCGGCAGGTCTCCGCACTGGTCGTAGCAGCGGTCTTGGTAGAGCTGCTAATAATATAAGAAGAACTGGGCAGCGTGTTGGAACTGGTGTAAGGAATGCCCCTGGAAGAGTAGTAGCAGGAGCAAAAGGTGCTGCTACATCAGTAGTGGGTGGGGTTCAGCGTGGTACTACGGCGTTGATGCCCAAACCGACAAATGTTAGACCGTCGGTGCTAACTCAACCAAAGGTGGCACCAAAGGTGGCACCAACTGCCCTAAGTGGCGGCGCTCGTGGTGCTGGTTTTCTCTCAAGAGCTGGTAATGTTGCTAGACATGCTAGCGGACCATTAAAAGTTCTGTTTGCTGGTCTAGAGTTTGGTGGAAGAAAAGCAGCAGGTCAGACTAACTTACAGGCAGGTGTAGGAACTGCTGCCTCTACTGGTGGCGCTGCCGTTGGTGCTGCTATTGGAACCGCACTCTTCCCAGGAGTGGGAACGCTTGTCGGCGGTATCATCGGAGGGATGATTGCTGCCAATGCTGCTGATGCGATCACTGGTGCTAATAAACCACAACAACCTGAAGAAGAAGATGTACCCGACTGGGTAAAAGAGAATAGAAAAAGAAGGAGAGATAGGACAGAAGGTGAATACACCACAGACTTTGACTTAGATACCCATCAGGGTTATATCAACGGCAAACCCGTTTCGATGGAGGAATACGAAGCCTTCCAGAACATGAGCGAGGCTCAGAGGACTGCTACGTACGGGAATCCAGTATCAGAAACTCTGGCGGAAGGTGGTGTTGTCAAGTCTCCCACTCGTGCCCTGATTGGTGAAGGTGGTGAACCTGAGGTTGTGCTTCCACAATCTAAGCTTGGCGAAGGTTACCAGAATATGCTAAAATCAACTGGCGGTATGCTGGTTGGTTTTGCTTCAAACTTCCTCAATACGATCCCTGTGGGTGGTGCCGCTATCGGTGCCTTGAAGGGTGAGGTTTCTAGACTTAAGGGAGTATTCGGAGGATTCGCCAACATCGGTGCTGCTAAGATCTTTAGCGGGGGAAAAGTTCCCGATATGATGAATAAAATTGGTTCAACATTAACTGGTATAATCGGTGGAGCAATGAACATGGTGATGGGTCCAGCATATGCTGGTCCTATGATGCCCCCACCGCCTACCACTGCTCCACCTGCTATTTCTGGATCAGCGACTGCTGGCACTAGCGGTCAGTGGGGACCTCTGCTTGACTTGATCGCTGGCAAAGAGTCGGGTGGTAACTACGAAGCAATGTATCCCAGCACAACTATGCCTGGGATGACAAAGATGACTATCACTCAAGTCATCAACAAAGCATCAGGTGCTGTTGGTAAGTATCAACAGTTGCCTAGATTCCTGGCAGAGAGAGCTCGCAGAGCAGGATTGGATCCTGACAAAGATCTCTTCAGTCCTGCTAACCAGGACAAAATTATTTTGGAAGTAAATATCAAAGGCAACCGTCAGGGTGATGATTGGTTAGCAGGTAAGATTACTGATGAACAGTTCATGCAAGGACTGTCTCAAGAGTTTGCTTCAATGCCAAATGCTCAGGGTAAATTCCACTATCCTGGACAATCTAGCGCAATGACTCCTGGTCAGGTCATGGATGCTCTGCGCCGTGTCAAGAACGCACCTAAGGCACCTGTTGGTAAACCTGCTGGCTCTGTTTCTTCTAGTGATCTCACCCCTACTCCTGCCAACATCACTGGAGCAGGTGAGACAAATGGTGGAATGGTATCTGGATTCCCCATCACTAGCCCATATGGTCCTAGAGTTCACCCTGTAACTGGAGAGGTTGGAAAGTTACACGGTGGTATTGACGTTGGTACACCTACAGGTACACCTCTGGCATTGAATGCTCCTGGTGAGATTCTTGCTGCTGGTAACTATGGTGGATATGGTTTCATGCAAGATGTATGGATTCCATCCCACAACATTCAGATCAGACTTGCTCACCTTAGTGAGTTTGTCAAGAGATCTGGTCAGTTTGCTGCTGGTGAGGTTATCTCCAAGACTGGTGGTGCGGCAGGAACACCTGGTGCTGGTTCATCTAGTGGACCTCACCTACACTTTGAGGCAGACACTAGAAAGAATTCTGGTGCTTATGGTGGATCAGGTAACCCTGCTGCTTATGCCAAGCTGATTGCTCTCGGTCAGGGTAAAGCATCAACACCAACTGATGACAAAGGTGGTGTTGCTCCTGTAAATAAAGAAAAGAATCTGTCACCTGTTGGTGGCGTGAGTAAGCAACCGTCAATTATTCCTATACCAATGCCTGTCCCACAGGCTCAACCGATGCCTGTTCAGGTTTCTGTCCCAGTTCCTGATCCACGTGCTTCCAAGCATAAATCATATGGTATCAACCCATTCTCAGGTAGGTACGAGGTATTATGAAAGAATTTCCATCCCTACAAGACGTCTCTGAGATTCTAGAGAGTCTTAATAAACTGTTTGAAGACAGGAACGCTCTACTTAGCCTCATGTTCCGTGAGGATAAGTACAAGGATTTCCTGCTGGCAGAGAGTGTCCAGTCGCTGGCTGAGGCAGACGCTAGGGATGATAGTAAGAATAATAGGATCAAGACTGATCTTGCTGGTGGATTTGAGGTACTGAAAGCATCTACCAAGATGCAGAAGTTCTCTAACTTTATCAATCCCCAATCACTTCCTGCCCTGGACCTGGAGAATCCTCTGGACTTCATGGATGGAGGTGATGACAGAGATCTTCAACCAGAAGATACAGTAGCGGACAAATCTCCCACTGGTGTTCAACCACCTAGGGACACTGGTAGTGTCAAGATAGATCCTCCAGCTGGTTCACCTAGAAACCCAACTCCAAGACCCACTGGACAGTCACAACAGACTCCTGGATTCTCTCAGGGTGGTGTAATATCTCCAGCAGTTCAGAAGATGATGAGTCCTGGCAAGTCGCCAGTGACTGCTGCTGAGGGTGTATCTGAAGGTAAGAAGTCTTCATCTGAATCTCTTGAGTCTGCTGGACTTGTAGGTAAGAAGCATCCTGCTGCTAAAATGCAGGAAATGCTGGGTCTTGATCAATATAAGAAAGCAATGGCAGGTGCTATGGCACTGCCACTCAAAGCAATGGCAGCAGGTCTGTCTAGCTTGCTGGGTAAGATTGGTATCCCTGGAGTTCCTGCCTTTGATGACATTGTAAAGAATGCTGCCAACGTAGCGAAAGCGTTCGGTGTTCCACAGGCAACCATGAAAAAAATTCCTGGTATTTCTGCCGTGTTTGGGGGCGCTCAAAGCCTTGTTAGCAACATTGGTAACTTTTTCGGAGGAATGTTTGGTGGTGATAAAAAGTCACCAGTAGCTCCTGCTAATGATAAGAGTGAAGTTGATAGTTCTAGTGGAGAAAAAGCACCGAAGTCTAAGACTGGTCACCAAGGTGGAGCACGTGCTAGCACTGGTCGTGGTGGACCCATTGGATCTGGGTTCAAGAGTGCTATGTCTGGTATATCTGCTCCTTCGATGTCAGGTGCCACGGCAAACCTCACCACAGGATCTACCACTCTTAACAATATGAGCTCCACGCTGAACCAGACTGGTCAGATGCTGAAGCAATCGACAAGCTTGTCATCAATGGTAAGTGACACTTCGGTGACTAATAATCTGAGCGGCATAACACCTGCCCAGGAAGGATCTACTAACCTCAAGCAAGATATTAATTTCCTCACTAACAGTGTAAATAGTGGGAATGAGAACATTTTGATCAATAATACTGCCAGTGCGGTAACATCTACAACTAATATTATGAGTCAAGGTATTGCTGCCATGACTAAAGTTGCTTCTGGAGTGGGTAAAGTTGGACAAAAAGGTCCTACGATTGGTATGGATAATCCTGTATCATCAGCACCTCTAAAGGTGAGTGATTTTCTTCTCGCATCTATTTCTATCACCAAAGGTGGTGAGACACATCTGGATATCGTATGAGTAAAGTATCTGCCGAAAATAATTTTCGCCTAAGAAGGCTTCAGATCGCTACTCAGACTGGTCCTGTAAATCTCAGTAGCAATCATCTTCTTGAGCTTCATTATATTGAGGACATTACCAAGTCCAACACCATCATTGCTATTACTATTAATGATACTGAGACTGCTATTGTCTCTCAACTCTATGGACTAGAGCAGGTATTCGTTGAATTTGAGGATCATAAAGAAAATAGATTTGCTGCCAGTCTGGTAATCTACGACATCAAAGATCGTATGGTTGTCAGTGGTAAGAAGATGAAGGCTACTCTTTATATGATTAGTGCTGATGCTGTAAACAACTCAGCAATCAAAATCTCAGAGAGGTTTGGTAAGGGTTCTGGAGAATCAGCGAGTGCTATCGTTGAGGATCTCGTATCAAACAGTGGTAGATTTCTCAAGTCAATAAAACCAGTAGACGTAGATAAATCTTCTACAAAAATTTCATTCATTTCCCCATACTGGGATCCATTTACTATCATCTCATGGTTAGCTTGGAGAGCTATTCCAGAGAAGGGATCTTCCAAGGATGTTAGTGCTGGTTATCTCTTCTATGAGACTCCTGGTTCATACCACTTCAAAGCAATGGACAGCCTGGTACAACAGGATGTCGTAAAAACTATTCGCGTCAACTATGAGGATGATGGATTAGATTCTGCTGATGAATTCATTGACATTGAGACTTTGACAGTTACTGGAACCAGTGATGTGTTCAGAGGTATGAATCTGGGCAGTTACACCAGTGTCACATATACTCTAGACATGAAGGATTTCAGCTATGAAGAGATCCCATACAATGTCAATGAATACTATAAGGAGATGAACAAACTGAATGACTCTGAACTTCCTGAGTTCTACAGGTTGTTTGGTGAAGACAGTGAGAATTCAAATCCTACACGTATCATGGCAAAAGTTCTTGACACTGCTATGTACACTGAGGGTACTTACACTCAGGACTTGACAAAACAGTTGTCGCAGGCTATGATTAGAAATCAGTTCTTCTTCAATCAGTCTGCTACCTTTGAGTATGAAGGTACACTTAAACTAGAGATTGGACAGGTTGTAGAGGTAGAATCATATGCTGGCAAGTCACTTGAAAAAGATGCTGCCCAGAGTGGTAAATACATAGTAGGTAAAATATACCGTCAATTTGTGACGGAACGAGACATGATGTCTACTCGTGTCACCATTTACAGAGATAGTTTAGGATGAATCTAGAATCTGCCGCACATTTTATTGGTAAGGACGGATTCAACTGGTGGTTGGGTCAGATCGAGAACGATGGATCTACACCAGATGACTATGACTTTACTGGTAAAGTAAAAGTAAGGATTGTAGGTTATCACAATCCTGACACAAACAAGCTTCCGACTAAGGATCTACCTTGGGCGAGTTGTCTGATGCCTGTCACGCAAGCACAGCGTGGTGGTATTGGTAGCATTCACCAGCTCCAGATTAGTTCCTGGGTTGTTGGTTTCTTTATGGATGGTGCTTCGGCACAGATTCCTGTCATCATGGGTACTATCTCTGACGAGAATCCCAAGGGTGTGTATAAGAAGACTGGTGAGCAGGGTAAGGCATTTCAGACTCTACTCCCACCTGACTACAAACCACAAAAGCATGGTGAGACTGGTGGATCCACAGTTGGTGGTACAGCATCTACAGTCTCAGAATCATCCACAGGTACAAAAGCCCCTCCTAATGTTGGTGCTCTACCACCATCTGAGGAAGGTGAGACTACCACATCTACAGTCAACCCACGTGGTGAGGCAGCAAAGCAAACTGATATAATGAAAGCAGCGGACGCTAAGCGCTGCTACACTGTCAGTGTATCTAATGGTAAGTGTGGTCAACCCTCTGATGTAAAGATCAAGGGAGCTATGGCAGAGTTCCTGAAATATGCTCGTGGCATCGAGAAGAATGAGATTGGTGAGTTTATTAACAGTGCTACAGGAGAGGTAGAAGACTTCGCTGCTGAGGTTGAGAAGTACACATCCAGAATTGGCAAGTTCATGGATGGGATCATGGGCAACGTTAAGGGTGTTGTTCTCAAAGAAGTTGAGAAGTTCATCCAAGAACAGATGGACAAGATCAACATTCCTGATCCTGACATTCTTGATCCTCTGAAAGAACAACTCAAGAGTGTATCTGACCTGATCAAGTGTCTCTTCAAACAGATCGCTGGAGATATTCTGAGCACCATCTCTGGGATGCTCATGGATCTGGTTGAGCAAGCACTGGACTCTGCCCTTTGTCTTGCCCAGGACGTCTTCATGGATCTGTTCGGTGGTATCATCGACAGCTTGCTCGGTGCTATCGAGAGTGCTCTGGGTATTCTTCAGGGTGTTCTTGGTGCGATCAAGGGTGCTGCTGCTATGATCCAAGGTCTGATGGCAAACGTCCTTGACCTGATTGATATGATCTGCGGTGGTGATCTGTCTTGTGCTCTGGGTCTGTCCACATTCGAGACATGCCATGGTCCTAAGGAGAGTGAAGGAGACAAGAATAAGAAAGAGCAGTCACAATATGGCGATGCTGCTAAGGCAGAACTTGCTGATGGTAAGACTAGAGTTGTTGGTAGCGGTAAGCCCAACTCTCGTGGATATGTTCCTGTCACCAAGATTGTGGATGGTGTAGAGAAGAAGATGGGATTCAACACCAAGACAGGTGAGTATGCTGAGGTTGGTGCTGCTGGTACAGGTATTAGTGACCAGTCCTTCGAGAAGGGTAAGTCTCTGATCGAGAAGTTTGATTCTGTCTATCCTATTCGTGACTCGGATGGTAACATTCAGCAGTCATCTCTCAACTGTAGTCCATCTAACCTCAATAAGAAACCATGTTTCCCTGAGCTGGTCTTTGACAACGCTCAGTCTACAACATTCATCAAAGCACTACCCATCATTGATGACATGGGTGCTATTGTTGGTGCCTTCATGCGTAAGAAGGGTAGTAACATTACCACAACTGCTAGAGTTCGTGCTATGTTCTCATGTAATGAACCTGAAGGTAGAGGATTCGTTGGCAAACCCATTGTCAAGAATGGTAAGATCGAGAGTATTGCTATCAAGAAGACTGGTGTAGGATATGGTCTTGATCCTGACACTAGCACATGTCCTAATGAGCAGAGAATCTTCCTTGTTCCTAATGTAGAACTGGCAGACTACGTTGATGAGGGTGGATATCTGTTCCCGCAGGATGATCCTAACAACCCTATCCTCCAAGTCCTAGAGTTTAACTACAACAACACTGGATACATCGGTCTTGCTACATTAGATAAGACAGTTCCCATTCCCGAAGGTCTGAAACTACAGAATGGTAATGGTGACTATAAGTTCATTCTCAACCCTGTTGATAGTTTCTTTGACCTTGCTATCCCAGGCAATACTACAGCAATCTATGCTGGTTGCCCTGATTTGATCCCAACACTTGCTGAACTTATCCCTGATAATGTAGGTAAAGGATACTCCAAGCCTGTAATTAAAGTGGGTGATGAGGAGATTGGTGACGCAGAGACTGATAAGGATGGTAGAATTACTCGTATCAATGTCACTAAGAAAACTATTGGTTACATCAGACCTAGAGTTGTTGATGACACAGGATTCGGTGCTGAACTGATACCTACCTATGAATTTGTAGGACCTGAGAAGCTTAAGAGTCTGTATGCTGTCAACACTTACATCGATTGTGTATCACATCCACAGCAACTGGTTGGATGGGTCAATGGTCAACCTTACTATGGTGACTTCCATACCCACATGGGTAGAAAGATGACAGGACTATCACATACAGGAGAAGGTGAGTACATCTATGACAGCAAGGCAGAGAGTCTTGGTCAAGGTGTAACTGTTACTGTAGAGTCTGATTACTACTCATCATCCACTCCCACCAACGTAATAAATACAAGCACGTCCACTGAAAACACTACACCTACAACCACTAACGTGGTTGATCCTGGTGGGACATCCTCCCAGGGTAGCTCATCTACTACGCCTAGTAGTGGTGGATCTTCAGGTGGTAGCAGTGGTGGCGGAGGATACGGTTACTAATTATGACAAGACCTGATACTTCAAATACAAACCTATCCATGGGTGGTGGTTCGGTAACTCCGAACGAAAGCCCACAAACAGTAACGATCTATCCCAAGAACTACGTTACAACTACATCATGTGGACATACTATAGAACTTGACAACTCAGAAGACGGTGAACGCATTCGTGTGATTCACGGTAAGACTGGTAATGTTGTCGAGATGAATGAGGAGGGTGATACACTGATCCAGTGTAAAAAGAACCTCAACCTCAATTCTGAGGAGACTACTACTCTAAAGGTTGGTAAGGATCCAAAGAAAGATAAACTTCTTATTGAAGTTGTTGGTGATTGTCACCTGGGTGTAGAGGGAGACC